GTCGCATTGAACTAGGTTCATAGCCTGGTAAACTCGAATTAAATTTCTTGACAAAGGTGAAATATCTTTTACATAACTGGCGAACGCAATAGTGATATTATGTTCTTCAGCTATTTCTATCATTTTCTGTCTATATCTTTCGTATAGCTCTTCACCATGCCAAAACATTTGATAAGAGAAACCATCACAAAGATTTTGAAGTAGAATTTCCTGAGTACCTAAAGGTGCTTTAAGGTACTGTATTCCACTATTAATGCAAATTATCATAGGAATCGCCACGATCGTTCCATCACTAAGAATCTTATTGTTCATTTTCACAAACTCGATCTCTTCAATATTTCTGAACTTAAAATTATCACCATCATCTTTACTGGCTGGTGTATAATTGACTCCATGTTTCCTGAACCAATCTCTTAGTGAATTTCCATTTAATGAATCCTGAACTTCTTTCTTCACTCTTACCACATGATCATCGCCCATGAGAACTGTCTTGATAAAATCAATAAACTCCTCATATGTCAAATCATCAATAGTCATAATGGCCCAAGCCATTATAAGAGCTCTATTCAAAATCGAATTTCCAGATGCAGTCATAAAATTTCCAGAAGGAACTCCAACATTAACCAAAATAATCTCTGCAAAGACCAGAGCCCAAGTGTTAATGTTTTCTTCAAATAACGTTCGTCTGACGATATCGTCATTTGGATCCCAGGTCTTATCATATTTTGCATAAAACCTATTAATAGCATTGATTATAGCTTTTTGTAGACAAGATAAAATGCATTTATCCCAGCCTTCAACATCTCCATCAAACAATGATGGATACATATCTTTCAGCTGTTGCATAATATAATCCCAGTCGGGTGACGTACAATCAACTCCAATCGCATGCATATATTCATGAGATATTTCCATCATATACGCTTGGAAAGCACCAAAATATCTCCGAAAGAGAAGTAAAAGATCAATAGGGCCAGCATCATATATTCTGGTTAAACAATTTACAATCTTCTTTGTCTTAAGTTTTTCATCTTTTAATTGTTTAACATAAGCCGAACTATGAATTATAACTCCCAACTTAGCTAATCTTTCTCTTTCTGCTATTCTATCTGACAACCTTTGGTCAGAAATACATAACCTTCCATTCTCGTCTTCCGAGAATAACCACCTTCGGTCAGTGCAATCTCCAGGGCGATATCTAGCAAAGAACCATCCTTCTGATGTGTCCATAGCTAGTCTATCCATGGCGCCAGGGACACCATTTATAGCTTCATCTAGAGAATAAACCCTAATATCTACTCCACTTTCTGGCTTCATTCGAACAAAGTCTCTAAATAACCATTCTTCAACTTCTGAAACAACATCTGGATGTAGATGATTGGGATTTCCTACTCCTTTCAAACCTTCGAACATTGGACTTCTTCCTTCAGCTCTAGGGTCTTTACTAGACAATATCGCAGGCTCTTTCTCGCACTTACCCCAAGGGTACTCACCATTCACATCATAAAATATTGTAGGATTCAACTTGCTTTCAATTGGACTTGAATACTTCATAAATGAAGAAACATTTCCAACTCGAACAATATTATCAGGAAGCTCAAAACTACCTTTTCCTCCAATATTTATATACCCA